TGCTTGGAATCATGTTGCTATAGTTAGATCTGGAACAAATTTATCTATCTATGTAAATGGTGTAAGTGGATTAAGCACTACAAATTCAACAAACATAAGTCCAACTGGGTCATTACGAATTGGTCTTACAGTTGATGCTGTATATCCAATCATTGGCTATTTGTCAAACATTCGTATTGTTAAAGGTACCGCAGTATACACAGGTGCATTTACTCCTCCAACAAGTCCACTAACTGCAATTGCCAATACAAGTTTATTGACATGTCAATCACCTACATTTATAGATAACAGTACAAACAACTTTACAATCACTGCATTTGGTAATAGTCAACCAACTCAACAAAATCCATTCGGGTTTACTAGTGCAACTACAAATGGCTATACGGTTAGTACAATAGGCGGTAGTGGGTACTTTGATGGTACTGGAGATACTTTGAGTGTACCTGCAAATCCAGCATTTCAATTCACAGGTAATTATACTATAGAATTTTGGATATATTTTACAAGTGTTGCTGGTGTACAGGATTTAGTTGCAAATTATGTATCAAGTGCGGCTCCTGATTGGACTATTCTTATAGCCCCGTCATTTCAATATTATCCGAGTAGTGCTGCATCATATGTTAATGGGCCCACTCCAGTTGCAAATAGATGGTACCATGTTGCCGCAGTTAGATCGGGGACAACTTGCTCATTATACATTGACGGAGTATCAGTGGGTACTCCATTAACTTTCTCCGGAACATTAGGAGATGCTACAAGACCAGTATATATAGGTTCAAGAGGCGGTAGTAGCGGTTTTACCTTAGGTTATATGTCAGATGTAAGAATTGTTAGGGGTACAGCAGTTTACACCAGTAACTTTGTACCACCATCTGCACCCTTAACCGCAGTACAAAACACAAGTCTACTAACTAATATGACCAGTGCTGGTATATACGATGCCGCAATGATGAATAACATGGAAACAGTTGGTAATGCACAACTAAGTACAGCAATAAGTAAATTCGGTGGGAGTAGTATGTATTTTGATGGTACCGGGGATTATTTAAGTTTACGATCAAATCCACTATATGCTTTTGGCACTGGAGATTTTACAATTGAAGGTTGGCTATACCTTACAACAAATCAAAATTTTGGCGCAATGTTTATTTCATCAACAACTGGTACAGGAGACGCCCTTCATATACAAATTAGTAATGCAAATAAAGTAAGAGTAACCAATGAAACTACTCAACTTTTATTAGCAACTAACGCAATATCTCTTACCACTTGGACACACATTGCTGTTGTTCGATCCGGAACTACACTGGCAATCTATCAAAACGGGATTTTAAATGGATCAACAACTAATAGTACCAGCTTTATTCAAAATGGTGCAGTAGTTGGGTATGAAATGGTAGGCGGTAATTTTTATTACACTGGCTACATAGACGATTTAAGAATAACAAAAGGTTATGCTCGTTATACAAGTAACTTCACACCACCAACAAGTGCATTCCCGATATATTAAACAGATAACATACCATGAATAAAAAGACTAAATATAGTATAACAGGATAAAAGATGGCTTTAATACAGATAGAACCGTACGTCATAGATTCAACAGAAAATTTTACGTTCAATAACGTAAATGCTACGGGTAACCTATCTTCATTAAACGCTAATTTGGGTAATCTAGCAATAGCTAATTTCTTCAGCGGATCAGGTGCAAATCTAACAAGTTTACCAGCCGGTAACATCTCTGGACAAGTAGGTAATGCTCTAATTTCAGGTACAGTATATACAAATGCACAACCAAATATTACTTCACTAGGTACATTATATAGTGTAACCGTAACAGGTAATGGTTCATTTGGTAATATATTAGGACCACACTCAAATGGCAATAGTAACGTAAATATCCCAAGTGCAAATGGAAATATTAACCTAACAGCTGCCGGTAACACAACAATGGTTATTACTGGTGTCGGTATTAATGTTGCCGGTAATATATCCGGTAATTACTTTATTGGTAATGGTAGTCAGTTGACCGGAATAGATGCTGCCGGTAGAGTGGTCAATGGAACAAGTAATTTAACTATTGCAACCTCAGGTGGAAATGTAACTACTAGTGTAGCCGGTACCGCAAACATTATGGTTGTAACGAGTACCGGTGTTAACGTTGCAGGCTATGCAAATGTCACTGGTAACATTAATGCCCCGTACTTCATCGGTAATGGTGCATTCTTAACCGGTGTAGACACCAACCCAGCTAATATTTCAAATGGCAATAGTAATGTAAATATTCCAACCGCTAACGGGAATATCACATTCAATGCGGTTGGCAATGCTAATATAATGAAAATTACCGGTACAGGTGTTAACGTTGCAGGCTATGCAAATATTACTGGTAATGTTAATGCTCCATACTTCATTGGTAATGGTGCTTTCTTAACGGGTGTTGATGTGACCCCGGCAAGTATGTCAAATGGCAATAGTAATGTAAATATTCCCTCTGCTAACGGGAATATAACATTTAGCGCAGTCGGTAACGCAAACATTATGATTGTAACTGGCACTGGTACTAATGTAGCAGGAACATTAAATGCTACGGGTAATGCTAACGCAGGTAATATAGGTGCTACCGGTGGTTATTTTACTACAGTATCTGGTTCATTGACAACAGCGGCACAACCAAATATAACTTCAGTTGGTTCGTTGACTGGTTTAACAGTAAGTAACGCAACAGGAATAGTTGATTTTACAACCTCTGCTAACGTAACATTGGGCGCAGTTAGTAATTTGCATATCTCGGGTGGTACTAGTGGTTATGTATTACAAACAGATGGCTCAGGGACATTAAGTTGGGTAGCACAATCCGGAGGAGGTGGCGGAAGTAATATTGCAAATGGTAATAGTACTGTAAATATACCTACAGCAAATGGTAATATTAATTTTACTGCAGTTGGCAATACAATTATGGTAATTACTGGCACCGGTGTTAATGTTGCCGGTACATTAAATACTACCGGTAATGTAGCACTAAGCGGTGCTAATGTATCGTTAGGTACAGTTGCTAATGTACGTATTACGGGCGGTACTAATGGCTATGTATTACAAACAGACGGTGCTGGTAACTTAAGTTGGGTTCCTGCTGGCGGCGGTGGCGGCGCCGCATATATTAGTAACGGTACAAGTATTGTTGACATTGCGACAGCCGGTGGAAATGTAACTACAAGTGTAGGTGGTAACGCAAACATTGTAGTTGTAACTAGCACGGGTGCAAATATTAATGGTACTGCTAATATTACAGGCAACGTAGCATTTGGTAGTAATGTAACATTAACAGGCAGCAATATATCCGGAGCTAATGATATTAGTGCTAATACATTTACTGGTACATTAACAACAGCCTCACAACCAAATATTACAAGTGTTGGTACATTATCAAGTTTAACTGTGTCGGGATTATTAACTGGTAATACAGCAAACTATAGCGGTAACGTAGCAGTTAGCAATCTTAGTGCAGGATCTGGTACTGGTGGTAGTATTACAGGTGCTAACTTAATTAGTGCAAATTATTTTACAGGTGTATTCAGTAATGGCAATAGTAACATAAGCATACCGGCTGCTAACGGAAATGTAACAGTTGGCGTTGGCGGTAATGCTAATGTATTGATTGTTACAAGCACTGGTGCAAACGTTGCAGGCAATGCTAATATTACAGGTAATATTATTGCTGGTGCGGGCGCAGGCGGTAACATTATTGGTGCTAACTATATTAGTGCTAATTACTTCTATGGTACAATTGTATCAGGGGCATCAAGTCAACCAAACATTACAAGTGTTGGTACACTAACTGGTTTAACAGTAAGCAATGCAACGGCTAATATTAGCTTTACTGCTAATGTAGCTAACTTTGCAAACGTGACAACAGTTGAGTTTCAAAACTCAAGCAATATTAACTTGGGTGCAGTAGCTAACTTACGTATTGCTAACGGGACCGCTAATCAATTTTTACAGACAAATGGTTCTGGAAATGTAACTTGGGCCCAAGCCACTCCAATAATCACTGATAATACAAGTTCTGGTTCAACTTTTTACCCTGTATATGCAACAAGTACTTCTGGTGGGTTATTAACTGCTGGTATAACAACAACTAAACTACAGTTTATTCCAAGTACAGGACAATTAACTGTACAGGATTTAAACACATTGTCTGACGCAACACTAAAAGAGAACCCTCAATCAATCACAGATCCAATGTCAATATTGTCACAGTTGTTTGGTATGGGTTTCAATTGGACAGACAGTAAGAAAAAATCATATGGTTTAATGGCGCAAATGGTTGAAAAAATATTACCAGAGTTAGTAAGTACTAATAGTCAAGGTAAAAAAGCTGTTAACTATATACCCATTATAGCATTCTTAATCGAGGCTGTTAAAAAACAGCAAGAGGATATAGACGCTCTCAAAAAAAGATAAATAGTAGTAGCCGAGTTCAAAGGAGCGAAGATGGCAATTAAAGTAATCGGGTCGACCGTAATTGACGACAATAAGGTATTTTTACCAAACAATTCAGCAGAAGTTAGTGCGACTGCTACTATTAGTGCCGGCGTTTTAACACTAAATTTAAATATCGCTACTGTATTCAATGTCGCTTTAAATTCTAACATCACATCTATCACATTCTCTAACATACAATCAGCAGGTAGAGCAAGTTCATTTGTACTAGTTTTCACTGCTGATGGTACTGCTCGTTCAGTTACTTGGCCTGCTAGCTTTCACTGGCCAGGAGGAACTGCTCCTACATTAACATCAAGTAATAACAAAGAAGATGTATTCACCTTTTTTACTACTGATGGTGGTATAAATTGGCAGGCATTTGTTTCAGGACAAAATTTATAATGGCTAATTATGCTCATATTGTTGACGGTAATATAGAAGGTGTATACGACCTTATTCCAAATAATTGGAAAAATATCAGTAATTTTTATGCACTTACAGAAGAAGAACGTTTATCATTTGGTTGGTATACATTAGTAAAAGCATACCCTGAATATAATCCAGAAACACAAAAAATAGATAATCCTAGACAGTATTTTACTGATGGTGTTGCGTATGAAACAATGGATATTATTGAGCTACCTAAATCAGTGATATACGAACCCTCGCCTGAAGATATACAGCTACAACAAGAACTACGTACTAGAGATCAATGGAATTTGATAAGAGGTGAACGTGATACAAAGATGAAAGATTTTGAATGGCGATACACTCGATATGATAGACAACTTAGATTAGGTGAACCCACTGTAGATGATTTAACATTAATGGATGCATATATGCAAGCATTAGCAGATATTACTACGCAGACAGATCCTTTTAATATTATTTGGCCTATGTTTGGTGGTTAAAATATGTTATTAGAAAAATGGTTATTAACAGTCCAACCATCAACCGGCGGTGATATTGAATCATTATATATGTTCGGTGACAACACTTGGGGTCAACTCGGAACAGAAAATACAGTTTTTAAATCTAGTCCAGTATTAATCGGTACACAATCATGGAGCCAAGTTGCAAGTGGATTAAGTCATACTATAGGTATTCGTAGTGACGGTAAACTATTTGGATGGGGCGCCAATACATATGGTCAATTAGGCAATAATGATCTTACATTAGCACATCGTAGTAGCCCAGTACAGATAGGTGTTAATAATTGGAGTGCGGTTAGTACTAACGGTGATACTTCTTATGCTATTAATAATGATGGATTAATGTTTGCTTGGGGATTAGGGTTTAACGGTCAACTTGGTAATAATAGTATGTTATCATCTTGGGCGGCAAACAGTTGGACTCAAGTACTGGCCGGAAATACTATAGGTATAGAATCTGATGGTACAATGTGGGCTATCGGTGGTATTAATAGCCAAGGACAATTGGGCCTTAATGACACAGTACATCGCAGTAGTCCAGTACAAATTGGTACAAGTACTTGGTCTGCATTAGGCGGAAGTGGCGGAACAACACGCACAGCACTACGTTCTGATAGTACACTGTGGGTATGGGGTAGTGCTGGTCAAGGGCAAGGAGGTAATAATAATACAAATAATCTTTCAAGCCCTACCTTAACTGGTTCATTAACTTCAGTTCAAATCCAACAGTCATATGTATCTAGTATAGCTACTACACAACTTAGTTGGACAGCAGTATCGTATGGTGCCGCATGGTCAATGTTTGCTATAAGAAATGATGGTGCATTATTTGCTTGGGGACTTAATACTTATGGTAATTTGGGATTAAATGATATTGTTAGACGTAGTAGCCCAGTACAAGTTGGTACTAGCAGTTGGTCTAGCGTATCTGCTAACGGATTTGCTACACTTGCAATACGAGCAGACAATACTTTGTGGTCATGGGGGTATAATGCAGCCGGGCAGTTGGGATCAAATAACATTATTAATAGAAGTAGTCCAGTACAAGTTGGTACCGCTACTATTTGGAGTAAAGTAATAACTAACGGTGCGGTTAGTCAGGATAACGTTGCTGCCATAGACACAAACGGTGCATTATGGGTTTGGGGAAATAACACTAATGGACAATTAGGTCTCAATGACGTTGGTGTACATCGCAGTAGTCCAGTTCAACTAGGCACAAGTAGTTGGACTATGGTCAGTGCTGGTTCTGGCATGACCGCCGCCATAACTACTACAGGTAACTTATTTACGTGGGGTGTTAATACTAATGGTCAATTGGGTGACACCACATTAGTTGCAAAATCTAGCCCAATACAAATTGGTACAAGTAGTTGGACTATGGTCACTAGTGGAACAAGTGTCACAATGGGAATAACTACAGATGGTGCGTTGTATTCTTGGGGCACAGGTACCTATCTTGGTGAAGGACTGGGGATAAACAAAAGTAGTCCAGTACAAATAACTTCAATTAGAACATCAGCACAACAACAAACATATTTAACTACCATAGGAGTAACACCGCTTAGTTGGACTACTGTAGCCAATTTGACATTTACTACAGGTAGTAATACTAGATTGGCATTACGTAGTGATGGATTGTTATTTTCATGGGGACAAAATACTATAGGACAATTAGGTCTAAATGATTTAGTACATCGTAGTAGCCCTGTGCAAATCGGTACAAGTAGTTGGGCTGCAATTGCTGGAGGCACATCATATGCAGCCGCAATCAAAATAGATGGAACATTATGGACATGGGGTCGTAATGATGAAGGTTCATTAGGACAAAATAATCAAATACATCGCAGTAGCCCGGTACAGGTCGGTACTGATACTGATTGGATAAAACTAGCATCCGGATCATCCATAGGACCGATGGCCGCTATTAAAAGTGGCGGTGGTTTATGGGCTTGGGGAGCTAATACAGTAGGCCAATTAGGACTAAATGACGCAGTAAATCGAAGTAGTCCGGTACAAGTTGGTAGTAGTAGTTGGACTATGGTAGCAAGCGGCACTAATTTTGGTACAAATTTAGCTGCCATACGAACAGACGGTGCTTTATTTATATGGGGTGATAATACACTGGGGCAGTTAGGATTTAATGATGCAGTAGCTCGTAGTAGCCCAGTTCAACTAGGCACAAGTAGTTGGACTATGGTTGCGTTAGGCGGGTCATTCACTGGTGCTATAAGTAGTAATGGTGCATTGTTTACTTGGGGGGCTAATGGGTCTGGTCAATTAGGGGCAGCCAGTTCAGTGCATCGTAGCAGTCCCGTACAAGTTGGAACTAATACATGGAATTATGTCAACAGTTGGACATCTACTATGTATGGAATACGTAATGATGGTGCATTGTTTGCTTGGGGTTTAAATACTAACGGCGAATTGGGTGATAATACAACTGCTAATAAAAACAGCCCAGTACTAATAGGTAGTAGTAGTTGGACTTTTGTTAATGGAGCTACTGCAATAGATAGTAACGGTGTGTTGTTTACTTGGGCAGGCAACACACAAGGTGGTGTAGGTGATAATACTATATTGCAACGTTCTAGCCCAGTATTTATTCGTGCAGGTATATTTGATTCATGGACTTATGTAAGTTCAGGTACAGATGAATATGGAGCTGTGCGTAGTGATGGTTTGTTATTTAGATGGGGATATAATGGATTTGGTGCGTTAGGTGGCAACCCAGGTAACCAATCATTACCATTACAAGTTACTACTAGTAGTTGGACTATAGTACCGGCTGGGTCATCTGGCGGTATGGGTATTACTTCAGCCGGTCAATTATATACTTGGGGTATTGGTACTGACGGCCAAATAGGTGACGGTAACATGGTAACTATGTCTACACCTGTATTCATTCGCTCTATGAATGATTCTTGGACAAGTATAGGTGAAGGAAGTTTTAACTCAAACCATGTCGCTGGTATACGTAATGATAATACACTTTGGCTTTGGGGTCTAGGGACTAGTGGTCAATTAGGACAAAATAATGTTATAAATAGATCCCAACCAATACAGTTAGGTAAAGATTTATTAAGTTGGACATATCTATCAGGATCTAGTATGCCAGTAGATGGCACACAAACTGCGGCAGGCATAAGAAGTGATGGTAGTTTATGGTCTTGGGGTAGTAATACATACGGTCAATTAGGTACAAATAATCAAATACATCGTAGTAGCCCTGTGCAGATTGGTACTAGTAGTTGGACTATGGTTAGTGCTGGACAAGGATTTTTATTTGCTATACGTAGTAGTGACAAATCACTTTGGTCATGGGGAACTGATAATTCATTAGGTGCATTAGGTGCAAACGTTAGTGGTCTTCTCAGAAGTAGTCCTGTACAGGTTGGTACAAGTAGCTGGAATATGGTTTCTGCTGGAAGACTAACTCCCATCGCTATACGTATTGATGGTACGTTATGGGCTTGGGGTTTCAATAATTCAGGACAAATAGGAGATAATACTGTTGTAGCTCGTAGTAGTCCAGTACAGATTGGTAATTTACTTTGGACCTCAGCGGTGTCAGGATTGGATTCATCGTCCTATGGTATACGATTAGATGGAACATTGTGGTCATGGGGTAAAAATACCGTAGGGGAGTTAGGAGAGAATGATGGTATTAATAGAAGTAGTCCAGTACAAATAGGTACCGGTAGTTGGAAACAACTAGCGGCAGGCTTCGGTAATGCTTTTAGTATTGACACTAATAATTATTTGTGGTCATGGGGACTTAATAGCCAAGGACAATTGGGCCTTAATGACACAGTACATCGCAGTAGTCCAGTACAGGTTGGTACAAGTAGCTGGATTATGGTTAGTGCAGGACAATCTGGTGATATTGGAAATGCATACGTTGTTTCTGCAATAAGAAGTGATGGAGCCTTATTTACTTGGGGTAATAATACGTATGGTGGATTAGGTGACAACTCAATTGTAAATAAATCTAGTCCAGTACAAATTGGTTCAAGTAGTTGGACTATGGTTGCTGGACGCATGGGAATAATACAGGACTACACTAATGGTAATGGGTATTTATACGCATGGGGCGGTAATACAGTCGGTGAATTAGGTATTAACAGTGTAGTAGATACTAGTAGCCCAGTGCAAGTAAATGCAACTATTAATACTTGGTACCAAGTTGCACAGGGTGATACATTTACCGCGGCCATTCGTAATGATAAAACATTATGGTCATGGGGTAATAATGATGTTGGTCAATTGGGGGACAACACCGTCATACTAAAATCAAGTCCAGTACAAGTTGGTACAAGTAGCTGGACTATGATAAGCACCGGCTCTACTCATACATTAGCTTTAACCATGGACAATGTTTTATACGGTTGGGGCAATAATGATAATGGTCAATTGGGTACAGGTAATGCTCCAGGAACAATCTTATTACCTGTAATAATTTCATCACTAATTACATTAGCTGATGAAATTGCTTGGTCAACTAGTACAGGTAAACCTAGAACATTGAGTTGGACTACAGTAACCGCAGGTGCATCTACTTCATTTGCTATTCGTAGCGATAGTAAGTTATTTGCATGGGGAACTAACAGTATCGGACAACTTGGTTTAAATGATATTCTACACAGAAGTAGTCCGGTACAAATAGGAACAAGTAATTGGAGTGGTATTGCTGCTGGCATAAGCCATACTTACGCTATTAGAAGTGACGGACTATTATTTGTTTGGGGTGGCAATTTTAATGGTCAACTTGGTCTAAATGATTTAGTACATCGTAGTAGCCCAGTTCAACTAGGCACAAGTAGTTGGTCAGTTGTACCATCTAATAGTACAACTAACGCTACATCTACCTTTGCTATTACGTTGGATGGAAAATTATATGGTTGGGGAGTCAATGGTTCTGGTAATCTTGGAGTAAACGATATTATCGCTAGAAGTAGCCCAGTACAAGTAGGTACGGGTAACAGCTGGACATTAGTAACAGCAAATGGTAACAGCACATTTGCAATACGAACTGATAGTAAATTATTTGCATGGGGATTAAATACAGCCGGTGAGCTTGGCATCGGTGACTCAATTTCACGCAGTAGCCCTGTACAACTTGGTACAAGTAATTGGAATATTGTTGCTACACAAGCATCTGGTACAACAGCAGGTATAATGGCTAACAATACATTGTACACGTGGGGTTCTGGTTCAGGTGGTGCATTAGGGGATAGAACTGTAGTTGCTCGTAATAGCCCTGTACAAATTGTTTCGTTCTCTTCACCTGCAGAACAACAGGCATATTTGACAAAGACAAGTAAGACTGGTTACAGTTGGTCTACTGTGGTAAATACCAATAATACAATGTTTGCTATTCGTAATGACGGCTTATTGTTTGCATGGGGTAATAACATCAATGGCGCATTAGGTCTAAATGACATAGTGCATCGTAGTAGTCCTGTACAAGTTGGTACTAATAGCTGGTTGACAGTATCAGCAGGAGCATCATTCACGGCTGCCATACGTAGTGATAATACATTATGGACTTGGGGAGTTAACACTGCAGGTACTGTAGGTGATGGTACACAGGCTCATCGTAGTAGCCCGGTACAAGTTGGTACAAGTAGTTGGACTGCTGTTGCAACAGGACCGTTTAACACTACCGGCGGTACAGTATTAGCGGTTCGTAGTGATGGTACATTATGGAGTTGGGGTGCTAATGATGTAGGTCAACTGGGATTAAACACAGTAGTAGCTCGTAGTAGTCCAGTACAAATCGGTACTGAAAACACATGGTCAAAAGTTTATTCTGCAAATAATAGAAGTAATGCTATACGTACTACTGGCGCATTATATGCATGGGGAGTAAACACATTTGGACAACTAGGTGATGGCACTGCTCTAAATCGTAGTAGCCCAGTACAAATTGGTAGTAGCAGTTGGACTGCAGTAGCATCTGGTTTATCATGGACAGTAGCAATTCTCAGTGATGGTTCATTATTCACTTGGGGTGCAGGTACTAGTGGTGTGTTAGGAACTCCGGATTCTACCCAACATCGTAGTAGTCCTGTACAAATTGGTACAAGTAGTTGGAGTGTAGTAACTGCAGGCGGCACAGTCACAGCCGGTATAAGTGGTAATTTACTATATATGTGGGGTAGTGGAGCTAATGCACAGTTTGGTAATAACTCACTAGTGAACACATATTTTAGTCCAACACTTACTACAGGTACAAGTAGTTGGACTACCGTTAATGCAGGTAGTGCAATAGTCGCACTTGATGCAAATGGGCAAATGTTTACATGGGGAACTACTGCAGGTGGGGATGGCGTTATTGGTAATGGTGTTGTTGCCGGTAGATCCAGCCCAGTATTCATTCGTTCAGTAGCAGATTCTTGGACTGCAATTGGTACAGTTGTTGCAGGATTATCAGGAATACGAAGTGATGGTTTACTGTTTGCTTGGGGAAATAATACTGCTGGATCATTGGGTGATGGTACCACAGTTGCTAAATCATTCCCTGTACAAATTGGTGCAAATAGTTGGACAATGGTAACTGGCTATACTAACATTTTAGGTATTACTGCAGCCGATACAGGTAACGCATTATTTACTTGGGGACTTGGTACTAGTGGAGAATTGGGTATATTAGGAATTACCAGCCGCAGTAGCCCGGTATTCATTCGCTCAATGAATGATTCCTGGATTAGCGTTGGCGCTGGACAAAGCTTGTCATCAGCTATTAGATCCGATGGAAAACTATTTACTTGGGGAATTAATACAACTTTTGGACAGTTGGGTGATAATTCTACAACTAGTAAATCATATCCTACTCAAATAGGTAATAATAGCGACTGGGCAAGTGTTAGTGCTGCCGGTTCAGGAATAACCAATGCAATCACAACTACTGGTATAGCATATATATGGGGTAATAACACTAATGGAGCACTAGGATTAGCATTTAATCCAACAACTATATCAGGTAGTTGGTTAGAACATCGTAGTAGCCCAGTACAAGTTGGTGCAACACCATACTCAAATAGCCCAACACAAATAGGTGCTAGCAGTTGGTCACAAGTTAGTGCAGGTATAAGTCACGTGCTTGCTATTTCTAGTACTAATAAATTATTTGCCTGGGGTAATAATAGTTCATATCAGGTAAATAATGAGGGATTACATCGTAGTAGTCCAGTACAACTTGGTACTAGTAGTTGGTCACAAATAAGTGCTGGCAACGTACATTCACTTGCTATTGCATCAGATAATACATTGTATGGGTGGGGATTACAATATCAACAATGGCCATATAATCCAACATTAAGTCCCACAAACTTTATATTGCCGGTTAATTCTCCAACATCTTGGTCAATATTGACTGGACAAAATTTACGATTCACTGGTATTCGTAGTGACGGTAGTTTATGGACTTGGGGAGCTAACGAATCTGGACAATTAGGACTGAGTGATATATTTCATAGAAGCAGTCCAGTACAAGTTGGTTCTAGTAGTTGGATACAGGTTAATTCGGAAACATCTTGGACTACAGCTATACGCAGTGATGGTACATTGTGGGCTTGGGGTAACAACACTGACGGATATTTAGGGTTAAATGATTTAGTCCACCGCAGTAGTCCAGTTCAAATTGGTACCGATACTACTTGGAGTAAAGTAGGTGGACTTGGGGCTATACGTAATGATGGTAGTTTATGGACTTGGGGATTAGGTACTAGTGGTCAACTAGGGGATAGTACAATACTTAGTAGAAGTAGCCCAGTACAAATTGGTACAAGTAGTTGGACTTTAATTAATAGTAAGGCAGCTACAACTATGGCTGGTATACGTAGTGATGGTTTGTTATTTACATGGGGTATTAACGGCATCGGTGGTCTTGGTTTAAATGATACTGTCAATAAAAGTAGTCCAACCCAAGTAGGATCGATATATTCTCTTGCACAGCAAAATAGTTATTTAACTGCAACTGGAACAACAACATTTAGTTGGTCTGTAATAAGCTCCGGTGGTGTAAATGGTATGACTGCAGCCATACGTAATGATGGAGCATTATTCACGTGGGGAACTAATAACAACGGCGGTGTAGGAGATAATACTATCATCCATCGTAGTAGTCCAGTACAAATTGGCACAAGCAGTTGGACTCAGGTAGCAGTGGGAGATTTTTCTACATATGCTATACGTAACGATGGAGCATTATTTGTGTGGGGTCTAAATACTAGTGGACAATTAGGTACAACTGATGTATTGCCACGCAGTAGTCCAGTACAGATTGGTACTAGTAGTTGGACAAGTGTTGCGGCAGGGATATCGACTGTAACTGCAATACGACTTGGTGGTGCTTTATTTGCCTGGGGAATTAATGCTAGTGGTCAACTAGGACTAGGTGATCTTGTAGCTCGTAGTAGTCCTGTACAAGTTGGTACAAGTAGTTGGACACAGGTTAGTACTAATGGTGCTATAACTGCCGCATTGCGTAGTGACGGCGGACTATTCACTTGGGGAATTAATACAAACGGACAGTTAGGTGATAATACCGTAGTAAGTAAATCTAGTCCTGTAAAACTTGGTGCAGGTAGTTGGAGTCAAATAGCAGTTGGTTACTCACACATGGTAGGACTACTAAACAATAATACATTGTGGTCATGGGGCATTAATACTAATGGTGGTTTAGGTTTAACTAATGTTCTCCCTAGAAGTAGTCCAGTACAGATTGGTACTAGTAGTTGGACAAGTGTTAACGCAGGTAATCAATACTCAGTTGCTATTCGTAGTGATAATACATTATGGGGCTGGGGACTAAACACAAACGGTCAATTAGGAGATAGTACTGCTATCTCCCGATCTAGTCCGGTACAAATTGGTACTAGTACTTGGTATAAGGTTAGTGGATTATATATTAATACGGCAGCTATAGATAACACAAGCAGGCAATTATTTGTATGGGGGCAAAATGCTGTTGGTGCAATAGGCAATAATACTGTTACACAATCTACTAGCCCGGTGTTCATTCGTACTGCTAATGAGTCTTGGTCACAAGTATCAATGAATGTAAACACTGCGGCTGCAATACGCAGTGATAGTTTATTATTTGTATGGGGGCAAAATGCTAATGGACAATTAGGTTTAGGTGATCTAGTCCACCGTAGTAGTGCAACCCAACTTGGTACAAGTAGCTGGTCACAAATTACTGTTGGTCAAAGCCATATGGTAGGGTTAACTTCTACTAAGTTACTATATACTTGGGGTGGTAACGGCAGCGGAGAATTAGGTATTAACTCTGTTGTTGCTACATCTAGCCCAACATTAGTAAGTTTAAGTAGTTGGTCTATAATTGGTACTGGATCTATTAATAGTTACGGTGTGCTTGATGGTAATCTATTGTTTTATGGTTGGGGTTCGGGTGCTAGCTACGGCGCTATTGGTGATAATACTGTAGTAAGTAAATCTAGTCCAGTACAAATTGCTAGCTACCAACCAATGCCTACACAAATCACAGGAGATACATGGAGTAAAATTAGTGCAGGTTATAGCCATAATGTAGGTATAAAGACAAATAACAAATTGTATGGTTGGGGTAACCCTGCCGCTAATACGTTTACCGCATATAGTTGGACTGCATTATCTAGCTCAGCCGGACATTTTGCAGGTATACGTAGTGATGGTGCACTATTTACTTGGGGTAATAACGCAGTTGGTAATTTGGGTGATGACACTATATTACATCGTAGTAGCCCAGTTCAAATAGGTACAAGTAGTTGGACTACTGTTAGTGCAGGTGGAATAACAGCAGGAACCGACTTTACAACTTTAGCATTAACCGCAGACAACGTATTATATGGTTGGGGTGCAGGTGCTAGTGGACAACTTGGTCAACTGTTTGTGAATAACAAGAGTAGCCCAGTACAAATTAGTTCATTTACAAATAACACTCTACAAAGTACTTACTTAACTGCTACCGGTAAAACAGGATTCAGTTGGACCAAAATTAATGCAGGTGGGTCTATTGGGAGTTCAGCGGCAATACGTAGTGACGGAGCATTGTTTACTTGGGGAATTAATTCATTTGGACAGCTAGGACAAAATTCGACTGTTAATACAAATAGTCCAATACAATTGGGTACAACTAGCTGGTCTCAGATATCAATAGGCAATAATGCAATGTATGCAATCCGTAATGATAATACGTTGTGGTCATGGGGATTAAATACAATAGGACAATTAGGTCAAAATGACTTAGTACATCGCAGTAGTCCTGTACAAGTTGGTACAAGTAGCTGGACTATAGTTTCAGGAAGTGTTGCAACAGGAACTCTTGTAAGTACTCTGGCTTGTGTTGGTGCAATACGTAGTGATGGTGCATTGTTTACTTGGGGTAATAATAACGCCGGACAATTAGGTGATGGCACTATACTACATCGTAGTAGTCCTGTACAAGTTGGTACAAGTAGTTGGACAAAGGTTAGTGCCGGAGATGTAAGTGTATATGCTATACGTTTGGATGGTGCTCTTTTCTCCTGGGGAGATAATACTAGTGGACAATTAGGATCAACTACTATCGTGCCACGCAGTAGTCCAGTACAAATAGGTACAAGCAGTTGGTCTAGTGTGTCAGCCGGACTGTCGTATGCTATGGCTATCCGAACTAACTCTACACTGTGGTCTTGGGGTATTAATGCTAATGGTCAACTAGGAGACAATACAATATTACCTCGTAGTAGTCCAGTACAAATTGGTACAAGCAGTTGGTCTGTTATATCAACTGGATTTGCTACAACCACTGCCTTACGTCTTGACAACACTCTTTGGTCTTGGGGTATTAATACTAATGGTCAACTAGGAGACAATACAATATTACCTCGTAGTAGTCCAGTACAAATTGGTACAAGCAGTTGGTCACAGGTTAGTATAGGCACGTCTCCTGGAGTAACTATGGCGTTGACTTATACTGATAATCAACTTTTCATTTGGGGACAAAATAATAATGGACAGCTTGGATTAAGTGAATCTCTTGGAGCCAGAAGTAGTCCAGTATTTATCCGATCAATAAATGAGTCATGGAATGCAGTAAGCTCAGGTGGAACTACATCATATGGTATACGTATTGATAACTTGTTATTTGCTTGGGGTCTTAACGCTAGTGGTCAAATAGGTGATACTACTATCATATCTCGATCTGCTCCGGTACAAATTGGCGCAAGTAGTTGGGCACAAATAAGTGCAGGCGTAACTTTTGTGGGTGGAATTACATCTGATAATAGATTGTTTACTTGGGGTATTAATACTACAGGACAACTTGGAGATACTACAGTATTATCCCGCAGTAGTCCAGTTCAAGTTGGTACAAGCTGGAATATAGTAAGTGCTGGACAAAGCTCAACTTCTGCAATTAATACAAATAATTTATTATATGTTTGGGGCGGTAATGCTAGTGGACAATTAGGAGATAGATCCATTGCTAATAGGTCTAGTCCAGTACAAGTAAATTCATTCACAAGTGCAGAGATACAACAGACATACTTGACTACTACAAGCAAACCTGCAGCCTTAAGCTGGAATACAATATCAACTGGACTGTCTACTAGTGCTGCCATTCGTAGTGACGGTGCATTGTTTATGTGGGGTTTAGGTACTAGTGGACAACTAGGTCTAAATGATACAATATCTCGTAGCAGTCCAGTACAAATTGGCACAAGCTCTTGGACTGCTGTTGGTTTATTTACTACATCAACCGTCGCTATTCGTATTGACGGTGGATTGTTTACTTGGGGTGATAACGCATCAGGACAACTAGCATCAAATAATTTAGTACATCGTAGTAGTCCAGTACAAGTTGGTACAAGTAGTTGGACCACCGTATCTTCATCAACAGGTCTTGCAAACTTTATGGCTCTTGATGCTACTAATAAACTATGGGCTTGGGGTATTAATACAAACGGTGAATTAGCACAAAATGATACAGTCTCTCGTAGTAGTCCAGTACAAATTGGCGTTGGTACTGTTTGGACAAGTATTTCTAAAAATACATCACGTGGTGCAATACGTAGTGATGGTGCACTATTTATGTGGGGACTTGGTACTAATGGTCAAATAGGTGACAATGCTATATTAAGCAGAAGTAGTCCTGTGCAAATAGGTACAAATAGCTGGAGTATTATTTCAGCCGGTAGTGTTGCAACAGCAGCCATTACTAGTGATGGACTATTATATGTTTGGGGAAATAATGCTAGCGGACAACTAGGAACAAACGATGTGATACTAAGAAGTAGTCCGGTACAACTAGGCACTATTAGTTGGACATCTGTTAGTTCTGGTGTAAACTATATGGCTGGTGTACGTAGCGATAACTTATTATTTACATGGGGATTAGGTACTAGTGGTCAATTAGGGGATAGTACAATAATTTCAAAATCAAGCCCAATACAAATTGGTACAAGTTCATGGGCTATGGTCTCAGCTGGTGGTCTATTTACTATTGGATTAGATCAGTTATATGGTTTATATACTTGGGGAACTAATACCAATGGTGAATTGGGAATTAATTCAGTAACATCTGCATTAAGTCCAATATTCTTGCCCACAGCAACCGATTCTTGGACTATCACTTCAACAACTGGTGCAAGTCAATTTGCTATACGTAGTGATGGCTATTTGTTTACTTGGGGTAATAATGCTAATGGTCAATTAGGATTATTAGACATTCTATCTAGATCAGCTCCGGTACAACTTGGTACTTCTATATATACTAATTTAAATAAAGGTGGATCCAATATAAATTCATCGATGGCTACTCGCAATGATAACAAACTTTATGTTTGGGGTCTTAATACTAGTGGTCAACTTGGTCTAAATGATAGGATCTCTAAATCCAGCCCAGTTCAATTAGGCACTAATCAAGCATATACTCCTCCTAATATGTATAGTGTGCCTACACAAATTGGTACATCATCTTGGACACAGGTATCTGCGAATTTTAATAGTACTTTTGTCATAGATCCTAACAATGTATTATACGAATGGGGATTCAACGACAATCGCCCATTAATACCGGCAATTACGTCGGTTGGTTACTCTGCAGTGACCGTATCAAATGGCTTTAATCACTTCGGGTTTACTAAGTAAAAATTAATTAATTTCGTTTTTTGTATATAAATAACTTTACAGTTTTATATACAAAAAACCAACACAACACATAACGGAGAAAATATGCACGAAATAGATATGATGCTCAAGCTTCAATTAGAAGGTAAACATCTAGAAGCCAGAATATTATCAGATAAATTAGAAAACATAGGCCCTGAAAAAATAGTAGACGCTAAAGGACAAAATACAGAAGATATTTGGATGCGTCATTGCTTTAACCGTGGTTGGTTTATGATTCAAGACGGTGACTATAGAAAAGGCTGTCAACTATTAGAGAATGGTCGCTTCTTAAATGTATACGGTAGCCCTCCTCTTAAAACAGATGCACCTATTTTTAACCCAGAAAAACATTCTATCAACGATAAATCTATTATTGTATCACTAGAAGGTGGGTACGGAGATGAAATCATTCACGCACGTTTTGCTACTAGCTTTAAAAAACAAGGTGCAAAATCAGTATACATCGCTTGTGCACCTGAACTAGTATCAGTATTTGAACGTATTGAAGGTGTAGATAAAGTTATACTACGAAATCAATCACATACTGTACCTCATGATTATTGGGTTCCTGGATTTAGTGCCGGATGGGTAGCTGGTCACGAATTCTCAAACTTTCCAAACGATCCTTATCTAACTGCTAAAGCTGATAGTATTGAAATTTGGAAAACATTCGTCAACAGCGAAAAAATTAAAGTTGGTATTCGTTGGGCAGGCAATCCTAAATTTGAACATCAACAATTTAGAAAGTTTCCAGAGAACTTTATCACTAACTTAGCAAAATATGATGAACTACAGGTATATAGTTTGCAAAAGGATCATAACATTATTCAACTACCTGAAAATGTAACTGACTTGCAACACTTCTTGTTAAGCTGGGAAGATACAATGGCAGCTATTGCTAATATGGATATCGTTATCTCATCTTGTACAAGTGTAGCACACTTAGCAGCCGCAATGGGTAAAGAAACATGGGTCATCGTTCCTATACTCCCGTATCATACGTGGACACCAGGCTCACCTGATGCTAACACAAGCCCATACTACAAATGTGTACAAATCTTTAGACAAACAGATCCAAAGAAATGGGACCCAACATTCCAAAGTCTTTACACTGCACTAGAAGCACGTTTCAACTTAAAACATATCGATCAACCAAATGAGGATCGTGTCACTAAGAAACTTAACTTGGGTTGTGGCTTTAAGAAATTTGATGGATTTGTTAACGTTGATAAATCACCATTCATTGATGCCGATGAACAGGTTGATTTAAGTGTTCTACCTTGGCCATGGAAAGACAACGAATACTCACACGTTGTAGCTAAAGATATATTAGAACATCTAGGAGAAACTGGTAGAGACTTCATTGATGTTATTAAAGAACTATATCGTGTAAGTGAGAATGGTGCTGTTTGGGAAATACAAACTCCACATTGGCGCTGTGATACTGCATTAGATGACCCAACACATAAACGATTGATTACTGTTGCTATGTTTAACTTGTTTAACAAACGTCATATGTTTGAAAAAGCAAATAAAGGTGAAAGTGATTCATTACTAGCATTTGAAGAAGATATTGATATCGAAGTATGTGATACTCAGTTTGAGTATACTGATCCATATCAACAACGTCTATCTAATGGCAAAATAACGCAAGAAGAACTTACTCATGCCCTAAATCACTTGAATAATGTAGCATTATCAACTAGAATGTTAATTCAAGTACACAAACCTGGTCGTATTGACTACAGTGAATTTAAACGGGCATTAGATGGACACAAATCTTAATTTATTCTATAAACGTGATTTTGAAGTAGAACACGCTTACATCATTACTGTAAAAGGTAATGAATCATCTGAACGGTATTCTAAACGATGCCAACTCAGTTGTATGAATGTAGGTATGCAATATAAAGTATGGGATGCCTTCAACGGCATTGGCTCTGAAATTACAGTACCTGACCACAGCGTAGGTGATTCAGTAATCAAAATGCTAAAGATTACAGACCATTACTTAACTAGAGGTGAAGTTGCTTGTGCATTAAGTCACATCAGCCTGTGGGTTCATTGCGCCAAGATTGATAAGCCTATTGTTATCTTAGAACACGATAGCATTATGACTAAGAAGTTTACTTCATATGATTCAGTTAACTCAATATGTTACCTAGGCGGTGCTGAGTGGGCAGAGCAAGGATGGAAAATACATCCAACTATACCACCTCACGCTAGTGAAGGACCTAATTATCTGTTTATCTGTCGTGCCCACGCATATGCATTAGACCCATTAATGGCAAAGAACTTAATCTCGCACGTATTAAAAATGGGTATATGTGCTCCGTTAGATATTATGATGAGAGCAGACTTGTTTAATATTACACATCAAGGTATGTTCGCTTATGATAAAAACATAAACGTAACTACTGACACTACAATTCTAGCTAGACCATTAACCGGTAGAACTACGGAACGTAACGATAAACTTAAAACATGAGATATGTTAAAGAAGCATTTGATGTAACCACAATCACTCAGGCAATGAATGTGGTTCTCAGCTTTGAATCTGATAAACCAGAAAAGTTCCACAAAGAAACACATTTCTTAGTTGATACAATATATAATGAAAACATTATTACTAATCAATCAACTGTATTAGACTTTGGTTGTGGTATGGGTCGTGTTAGTAAAGAACTAATTACTAAGTTTGATTGCTCTGTATTGGGTTTTGATATCAGTGAAAGTATGAAAACTTTTGCTACCCTATATGTTTCTAACCCAAGGAAGTTTAAAATAATATCACAACTACCCGATGAAAATTCAGTAGATGTATGTTTAGCGGTATTTGTATTACAACACGTAGAGAACCCACAACAAGAGATAGAAAAGATAGTCAATACGCTAAAACCAAACGGTTACTTAGTTTTAATAAATGAAGATAACAGATTCATACCCAGTGATGTAGACTCTAAGGGCTTTGTTATCTGGGATAATGACTACTTCAATGTGTTTACTGCAATAGAGAAACTCTTAACTAAAGTAAAAGAAACACCCTATATCAATCCTGAGAAGAATATAGTTATATATAGAAAGCAATAATGTACAAATTTAGCATGGATTTTAATTGTGGTAAGGGTGCAATGACTAATGTTGGTCACTTAGTAAACACATACGGAGTACCAAATACAATTGTAGAAATTGGTGTGTTTGAAGGCTCTACAACATTTTGGATGAGTGACCAACTTACACCGTATAATCCTAACCTGAAAATATATGCAATAGACCCGCATATTGGTAGTAATGATATGAGCGAGGATTTTAATATTGTAAAACAAAACTTCTTAGATAATCTTGGGTTCAATAAAAATAACAATGTAACTTATATACAAAAACATAGTACAGATGGACTAATTGATTTGATTAATAACAACGTCAACGCAGAGTTTATATATATTGACGGAGATCACAAAGCAAGCGAAGTATTAACAGACTTGGTATTAGCTTGGAAAATACTACGTGTAGGTGGAGTTATTTTATGTGACGATACCACTACTTGGCGTTATACCGACAAAAATGGCACACAATCAGCACAGATGAGTGTGCGAATGGCAGTGGAGATGTTTATACAATGCAATTGGCATAAGTTAAACATATTGAATATTCCAGACGGATCACAGACATCATTTATTAAGACACAAGAATGAAAACGGCAGCATATACAATCTGTAAAAATGAACTTCAATACGTAGAGAAGTGGTTATACTATACCAAAAAATTTACATATAGAGTGATACTTGATACCGGTTCAACTGACGGGACTTGGGAAATGTTTCAAGAGGCTGCAAAGGTCGATCCTAATCTGATTATTGAGCAAAAGATATTCACCCCATGGATATTTAATGTAGCACGTAACTACAACTTAGATATGATTCCTACTGACGTAGATTGGTGTTTAAGTCCGGATCTAGATGAATATTTCAGTATCAATGTGTTAGCTGAAATGAAAAACACAATGGAAGCTAATCCTACTGTTACTAACATATCGTGTGATAGATTAGATTTATATACAGAAAATGTTAGAGTAGGTCCTCCTAACTTTTTAGGTACAAACAAAATACATCGTAGACACGATTATACTTGGGCACAACCTATCTATGAACATCTTTGGTTTAAGCACAAAGATAGATATGAAGTTGAAATATATAATGAAAATATCTATCTAATACATGACCAAGATTTTAAAAAACAATCTCGCCCTGAATTGTATATAAAAATGTTAAAAGATGAGTTTGAAAGCAATCCAACTAACTGTTGGACTTTATGGTACTTGTTGGCGCATTATTATAAAATAGAAGATTTAGAAAACTATGTTACTTGCGGGATAGTGTTTATCAATCACACTCACAAAGATGAAAGATATACACAGGTACGCGGCATATTAACTTACATCTATCAGAATGTACCATTAGACATATTATTGAAATCAAAATTATTAGAAACTTTAGGAAAAAATCCACCTAACTGATATTTTAGTTATACAAAAAAACAAGAAAAGTTAATATAAATATAATATAAGGAACATTTAAAATGAGTACAATTAAAACAGGATATTGGGTAAGGGTAATAGATAATTCAGTAACAGACTGCTGGGACTCCGCACCACCTGCAGGTCAAGATGGTTGGAATGAAGCAGTTGAAATAATCCCTGATCTAATACAAAATCGTGAAATAATGACCACACACACATTTGATCTTAGTAAAAGTCCAGTTGAAATTATTTGGGGTAAACGTGATTTAGAAATAGATGAACGCAAAGGTTCGTTAATCGGACAAGCTAATGGATTATTTCAGCAGGTTGTTTACCAACAAATACAACTACAACTGAGTGCTAATCCTGCAGAAGAATTTGATACTAGTTTGGTTAGTGCTGCCAAAGAAACATTATTAGCAAAAATAGCTCAAATTGAAGCCGCTACGACACATGAAGAAGTAGACGCTTTGATGTAAAATAAATGGTTATACTGTCTCTATTATAAATATTTTACAGGAAATAGTATGACACCACGTATTCTTATTACGGGCTTACCGAGCTCGGACAAAATCCATCTAGCACATATTTGCAAGAGTTTAGGCTTGAAGTAATGCAAAAACTAAATGTGGTATTAAGGACCTGTGATAAAGCCTCATTGGCAAGTAATCGCATTGTGCCAAAAGACGAATGTGTAAAAAGATGTTATAACTCACTAGTAACGTCATTAACTAATTATAATAACCCTTTTAGTTTACACGTAATTGATGATGATTCTTCCATTGAAACTAAACAGTTCTTACATAACCATTTTGCTAATGCTACAATACAAGATGTAGTAGTTGATCCAACAATTGAATTTAAAGATATTAAACAAAAATCTAGATATAGTTTAAAGATTGCATTAGACTACATTAGTCAGTTACCGGACGATGAACTTGTTTATCTAGTAGAAGATGACTATTTGCATTATCCAAATAGTATTGCTACAATGATAGATGCAAGAAACTATTTAGAATCTATTAGTCCTGAGTTAACTATATGTATTTTTCCTCAAGATTTTAATCAACTATACTATCATCCACAGAATCCCTTCAACGGAACATATGTTTATCCCTGTATGGTTATACCAGGACCAGATAGATATTATAGAAATACTTGGTTTACACACGAATCATTTTTAATACCAGTAAATTTATTTAAAAAATATAAAGAAGAATTTTATAGTTTATTGGATATCGGCACAATAGAAGGCTATTGGGAAGGTAACACAATAAGTAAAGTATGGCAACAACCTGAAGTTAGGATGATGATGCCTATGAAAACTTTAGCTATTCATTTAGGGGAAGCTAAAGATATATCTTTTTATGTAAAAGATTTGGAAGAATTATGGGAACAAAACAAAATATCTTAATAGTAGGGGCAGGCTTTGCTGGTAGTGTAGTAGCGAGAGAACTTGCAGAAAACAATTACAACGTAATAGTTATTGATAATAGAGACCATATTGGTGGTAATGCATATGACTATATCAATGAACACGGATTACGCATTCATAAATATGGACCGCATATCTTTCATACTAGTAACAAAAAAGTATTTGATTGGGTTAGTAAATTTACCGAGTGGACATTCTATGAACATCACGTGTTGGCGTTACTGGAAAGTGGCAAATATGTACCGTTTCCGGTTAACACAATCACATTAGAAACAGTAAAAAAAGAAGATATAAACAATACATTTTTTGAACCCTACAGTAAAAAGATGTGGGGAGAACATTATAAAACACTAAGCAAAGACGTATTAAATCGAGTTAGTACTAGAGATAATGACGACAGTAGATATTTTAGAGATGAATATCAATATCTACCGACACACGGATATACGACATTATTCACTAATATATTAAATCATCCAAACATTACCGTTAAGTTGAATACGATGTTTGATAAGAGTATGGAAGATAATTATGATCATATCTTTAATTCTATGCCCATAGATGTATATTATGATTTCATATACGGGGAATTACCATATAGGTCTATTAAATTTCATTCAATAACGTTTCCCTCACCCAGTATGTTACCTACTACCGTAGTTAATTTTACTGATAATGGTTCGTTTACCAGAATGACTGAATGGAATAAACTACCCAATAATATTAATACGGGTAATACAACATTAACATTTGAAGAACCTTGTGATTATAAAGACAATAATAATGAACGTTATTATCCAATTGATACATATAGAGAGTTATATAAGAAGTATAAAGCTATCGAAAATACAAAAAATACGTTTATTGGACGTTGTGGAATGTATGTGTATATTGATATGCATATGGCTATTAGTTCATCATTAGAAACTGCCCATCAATTTTTGGAACAAAAAGCTTGATATTTACTACAGGTTATGTTAGAATAGTGTATGAAAGTTTTTGTTAATGGAACGTTTGATATATTACATATGGGTCATTTAGACTTATTAAACTATGCAAAGAGTTTAGGCACATATCTATTGGTTGCAATTGATTCTGATAATCGTGTAACCGAGAAAAAAGGTAGTGATAGACCATTCAACAAAATAGATAATAGGGTAGCATTACTCAGTAATTTAAAAGCAGTAGATAAGGTATTAGTATTCAATACTGATTTTGAGTTAGAGAGTATCATTGAACAATACAAGCCGAACATTATGATAGTCGGAAGTGATTGGAAGAATAAAAAAGTAATAGGTTCGGAGTATGCTGAGGAATTAGTATTCTTTGATAGGGTAATAGATGAATCAACCACAAAGACAATTGAAAATTATATTAATAGGCGACACCTGCATTGATGAATATCAATATGGTACAGTAGATAGAATGAGCCCTGAAGCTCCTGTACCTGTTTTTGTTCCTAAACACACTGAAACTAAATCAGGTATGGGAAGTAATGTTAAAGAAAATCTATTAGCATTGGGACTAAATGTCACCTCATTCTTGGGAGACCCATCTAAAAAGAAACGTTTAATAGATGCAAAGTCTAAGCAACATTTAATGCGTATAGATGATGATGTAAAGTCTAATCCCTGCAATTTAGATTATGTAATGAAATTTCTAGAAGGTAGTGATGCTGTAGTTATATCTGATTATGCTAAAGGATTTGTCACAGAAGATTTTATTAAGGGTATTAGACAACAGTATGAAGGTCCTATCTTTGTTGATACCAAGAAACGTGATTTAAAACTATTTGAAGGTTGCATTGTAAAGATTAACGAAACAGAATATTCTAGTAGAATTAGTGATTGTTCTAATATGGTATTAACACGTGGTAGTAGCGGGGTATCATATAATAATAAAACATTTAGTGTACCTAAAGTAGATGTGTTTGATGTTTGTGGAGCGGGGGACACCTTCTTATCAGCGTTAACATATGGCTACTTAGTAGCAGACGATATGGAACAAGCAATAGAGTTTGCCATCAGAGCTAGTTCTATTACAGTGCAACACGTTGGTGTATACGCACCTACATTGGAGGAAATAAATGCGACTTGAAGGATTTGTAGAAAAAGGTTGGGGCCACGAATTGATATGGGCTACTACTGATAAGTATTGCGGCAAGTTATTGAAATTCAATAAGGGTGCAAAATTCAGTATGCATTTTCACGCTGAAAAGGATGAAAGTTGGTATATATTAAGTGGATTATTTATGATTAAATTCATTGAAACGCAAGATGCTAGCTTACACGATGTTACATTAAAAGAGGGTGAAGTATGGCGCAATAGACCACTTCAACCTCATCAGGTTATATGCTTAGAAGAAGGTACTATTATTGAAGTTAGTACACCTGATAGTGTAGAAGATAACTATAGAGTATTACCGGGAGACAGTCAGAAATGAAAATTATAGTAGATATTGATGGTACTATTTGTACTACAACTAATGGAGATTATGCAAACGCAGAACCGTATCTATCACGTATAGAACATTTTAATAAGTTATATGACGCAGGCAACGAGATACATTATTGGACAGCACGTGGCAGTAATACAGGTAAGAATTGGCTTGAACTTACACTTAAACAATTGAATGATTGGGGTGTTAAGTATACTACGGCTGAGGTAGGTAAACCTGCATATGATATGTGGATAGATGATAAAGCTTTTAATGTAGGTACATATTTTAGATGAAAATACTATTAACTGGACACAACGGCTTTATTGGCAGTTATATGCTTAAAGCACTAAAAGAACACGATGTTACGACATTTGAATGGTCAGATGGAATTAGACCTAGCGTAATGGAATTCGAATGGGTCATTCATATGGGAGGAATCAGTAGCACCACTGAGCGTGATATAGATAAGATACTTAGACAGAATACAGAGTTTAGCATAGACTTATATGAAGAATGTAAGACGTTTGGAGTTAATATGCAATATTCTAGTAGTGCAAGCGTGTATGGATTAGGGACTGATTTTAGTGAAACAGCACCTGTAGATCCAAGAAATCCATACGCTTGGAGCAAGTATTTGTTTGAAAGATATGTAGAGAAACATCCTACAGGCAGTATAGTACAAGGATTTAGATATTTCAATGTATACGCATCTAATGGTGTAGGCGAAGAACACAAAGATAAGCAAGCAAGTCCATTCTTTCAGTTTTATGAACAATCAAAAACAGGTGAAATACGTGTATTTGAGAATAGTGCAGATCATAAAAGAGATTTTGTACCGGTAGAAGAAGTGATAGATACGCATTTACAGTTTTTAAATATTAAAGAATCAGGTATATTTAATATAGGTAGTGGGAAACCTATTAGCTTTTTAGATGTAGCAAACACATTTAATGTAAAAGTAGTAGAGATTCCTATGCCGGAGATATTGAAAGCTAGTTATCAGAAGTATACGTGTGCTGATATGACTAAAACAAGGAAAACGTTAGCTAATATTGAAAAAAGATAAGTAGTTATCTAATGAATATATTTCAATCGTCTTATGACAATAGATTACAAAGCTGGTACAAATTACGCAATAAAATCAAAAATCTTGATTTATCTCAACAATGTGTAGAAGTAGATAAATGGTGGCAAAATGCACCATTAATTAACTATCATCTTCACCCAAATGAAGTCAGTGAGTGGCCCGGTCCTTGGGATCTTTTGGTAGAAAACACCTACTGTACACTTGCAAGGGGTCTAGGAATGTGTTATACTCTACTGTTAATGGATATTTCTGATATAGAATTTGTATTAGCAACGGATGTACAGGGCGATGACATATCATTAGTCTTGGTTGACAACGCAAAATATATACTGAATTACTGGCCAGATACGGTGATAAGTAATAATCTAAAAGATTTTAAAATAGTACGCAAGTTAGATATAACAACAATTAATAAGAATATAGGGTAAAAAATGAAAATACACGTCACCAAACGAGATGGGACAAAAGAGCCATTAATGTTAGAAAAATGGCAAGCACAAGTGGCAAAAATATGTGTAGGGATAGCAGATGTTAGCCCGTCAATGGTAGAAATAAAATCACAACTACACTTCTATGATGGGATTTCAACCAGACAAATTGACGAAATTACTCTACGTGCTGTAGTTGACTTGATTGACGTAGAAAATAATCCAGATGTAGGACATACAAATTATCAATATGTAGCAGGTAAACAACGTCTGTCTATGTTACGTAAAGATGTTTATGGGGATTATTCACCTCCCAGTCTTTATAATATTGTAACAACTAATGTAGCTACTGGTTTATATACACCGGAGTTACTAGAATGGTATACTGAAGAAGATTGGAACAAAATGGATGACCTGCTTGACCACTCTAAGGATGAACAATATAGTTATGCCGCTATTGAACAATTGATTGAAAAATATCTTGTCCGCAACCGTTCAACAAAACAAACATATGAAACACCACAAGTTAGATATATGATCGCAGCCGCAACAGTATTTCATAAAGAAGAACCTAACAACGCAAGGCTGCGCTATATAAAGGAATATTATAATGCCGCAAGTGATGGATTATTTACTCTGGCTACTCCCGTCCTTGCTGGTCTCGGCACCCCTACTAAACAATTCAGTTCGTGTGTACTTATTCGCAGTGATGATGACTTGGATAGTATTTTTGCTTCTGGTGAAATGATGGCAAAATATGCTAGCAAACGTGCTGGCATTGGTCTCGAAATTGGTAGACTACGACCATTAGGATCACCCATTCGCGGTGGCGAAATTATGCACACCGGCATGATTCCGTTCTTAAAGAAATGGTTCGGTGATTTAAGAAGTTGCTCACAAGGAGGTATCCGCAATGCAAGTGCTACTGTTTTTTATCCTATTTGGCATCATCAGTTTGATGATCTTATTGTCCTTAAAAACAATCAAGGAACAGAAGAAACCCGAGTCCGTCATATGGATTATGGGGTTGTGCTTAGTGCATTCTTCTGGAGACGATTTAAAAACAAAGAACAAATAACATTCTTTGACCCCAATGAAGTTCCTGATTTATACGAAGCATTTTACAAAAACACAGAACTATTTGAAGAACTATACGTAAAATATGAAAAACGTAAAGACTTAAGAAAGAAAACAATGTCTGCTGAAGAAGTATTCAAGTCAGGCATATTAAAAGAACGAACAGATACAGGACGTATCTACTTAGTGTTCGTTGATAACGTTATGAATCAAGGTCCATTTGATCCTGAATATCATACAATTTACCAGAGTAATTTATGCTGTGAAATTCTTTTACCTACTAAATCCTTTAAACGTTTGGATGACAGCGATGGTCGTATCGCTCTTTGCACATTGGGCAGTATCAATTGGGGTGCGTTCCGTAACCCAGAAGATATGCGCCGTGCTTGTCGCATATTGCATCGTAGCCTCAATAACATTCTTGACTATCAAGACTTTCTATCCATTCAGTCTAAACTATCAAACGATGAAATCAGACCTCTTGGAATTGGAATTACTAATCTTGCCTACTGGCACGCCAAGCGAAGTCTTAAGTACGGAGAAAAAGACTCCTTGGCTGAAGTCAAGACGTGGATGGAACACTTATCCTTCTACTTAACTGAAGCAAGTGTAGAACTAGCACAGGAACGCGGTAGATGTGAACATAGTGATAAAACAAGATATGGTCAAGGTATCTTCCCCTGGGAACTAAGAGCTAAAGGTGTTAACGAATTAGCTAACTTTGAACCCGAATTAAACTGGGAAGGACTACGTGCTATGATGCGTAGTCATGGTGTCCGTAATGCTACACAAATGGCTGTAGCTCCTGTAGAATCTAGTTCAGTAGTAATTAACTCTACTAATGGTATTGAAATGCCAATGAGTTTAATTAGTGTAAAAGAAAGTAAAGCAGGAAGTTTTGTACAAGTTGTTCCAGAATATCATAAGTTAAAAAACAAATATCAATTGATGTGGGATCAAAAAGATTGTGATGGTTACTTAAAGACAGCGGCTGTGATTGCAGCCTATGTGGATCAAAGTATATCAACTAATACTTTCTACAATCCAGCACATTTCCCTGAACGTAAAGTCCCAACAACATTGATTGCTAAGAACTTGATGCAGGCACATATGTGGGGATTAAAAACATTCTACTATAGCTTGATTAACAAAGCAGGTAGTAAGAGTCAAGATGAAACTGTATTAGATTTGCCAAGCGGCTTTAATGATATGGATGAAGAGGAAGATTGCTTGTCCTGCAAGCTTTAAGGAAAAACAATGTCAAAACAACAATACAACCTAAACACTAAGACAGATTATTTGAATAGAAAAATGTTTTTGGACCCGGAAGGTCCCGTAACCATTCAAAGGTTTGAGGAGGTGAAATATAAAAAGATTGCAGACTTTGAAACAACGGCACGTGGTTTCTTTTGGATTCCAGAAGAAATTTCTCTAACCAAGGATGCCAATGATTTCAAAGATGCAAGCGATGCGGTAAAGCATATCTTTACTAGTAATCTATTACGACAAACAGCATTAGATAGTTTGCAAGGACGAGCACCAAGTCAAGTGTTTACTCCTGTTGTATCATTACCCGAACTAGAAGCATTGATCTATAACTGGAGCTTCTTTGAGACTAACATCCATAGTCGTTCGTATAGTCACATCATTCGTAATATCTACAATGTGCCTAAAGATGTATTCAACACTATCCACGACACAAAAGAAATTGTAGATATGGCAAGTAGTGTTGGACTTTATTATGATGAGTTACATCAAGTTAATTGCCGTAAAGAGTTAGGTATAGATGTAAATGAAAAAGAACACATCAAAGCCATCTATATGGCATTACACGCTAGTTACGCATTAGAAGCATTCCGCTTTATGGTATCATTTGCTACAAGTCTAGCAATGGTTGAGAACAAAATCTTTATTGGTAATGGTAACATTATCAGTTTAATTCTCCAAGATGAATTGTTACATAAAGGCTGGACTGCTTACCTTATTAATCAAGTAGTAAAAGAAGATAGCAGATTTGCACAAGTAAAATCAGAATGTGAAGCTGAAGTATATCAACTTTACCTAGATGTAATTAAAGAAGAAAAAGATTGGGCTGACTATTTGTTTAAACTGGGACCAGTTATTGGATTGAATGCAACTGTGTTAAAAGACTTTGTAGATTATACTGCTGTAGGAGCATTGAAAGAAATCGGTATACGATATAATAATCCTGCGCCAAAGAGTACACCTATTCCTTGGTTCAATAAACATAGTGACACAAGTAAAAAACAATCTGCATTGCAGGAAACCGAATCAACAAATTACGTTATAGGTGTAATGAGTGAATCATTAAACTATGATGACTTGCCAAATATATAAGGAGAATAAAAAATGAAAGCAATCGTATGGAGTAAATATCACTGCCCTTACTGCGACCAAGCAAAGGCATTGTTAAATCAAAAAGGTATCCAATTTGAAGAAAAGAAAATCGGAGACGGGTATACAAAAGAAGAACTATTAGAAGAAATTCCATCAGCAAGAACAGTACCTCAAATCATCTTAGATGGTGTACTGATCGGTGGTTTCACCGAACTAAAACAAAAATTAACAGAAAGTAATTAATGCAAATAGCAATCCATCCAAATACAGTGTACACATTTAAGCTTAATTCCGGGGAGGAATTAATTGCAAAGGTAATTCAATCAGGTTCAGAGTTTATTCAGATTGAAGAACCAGTATCTATTGCCCCATCACAACAGGGTATGCAAATGATTCCAAGTATTTTTACTGCAAATCCAAAGGGTGAATTTAAGCTAAATACTACTAGTGTTGCAATGTATGCTGAAACTGATGATAACATCAAAGACAAGTACTTAGAAGCAACAACTGGTATTAAAGTACCTAGTAAAAAAATCGTATTGGGATAAAATGGCACAATTAAGTCGTATAGGTGATGCAAATCAAGTTGGCGGTACTATCATTAGAGGTGCCGGCACTGTGTTTGCCAATGGAATTTCTGTTGGATTACACGTTAGTCAAATCACTCCACACGCTCCTTGGCCACAAAAAAGAAACAACCCCCATCCACCACACGCGGCAGCAACTACTACAGAAGGTAGTCCTACAGTTTTTGCCGAAGGTAGTCCGGTACTTAGAGTAGGATCAGGAAACAGTTGCGGTCATAGTATCGTACAGGGTAGTCCTGATGTATTTTGTCCATGAGTGATTCAGCTAAACAAAGTCCATTAGGTGTTAATACATTAAGCTCATTATTGCAAAATATTGGGTTTAATATTAATCCCATAATGGTAAACTTTGTTGGATCTAGTACTAGTACATCATCTGCTGCCAACTTGGGTAATATTGTTAACGATACCTGTTTACGATTACTTACATATGCTATTAATGATGCTTATAGTAGAGGCGCACCAAATGTTACTGTTGTTGCAGGAAACTTTACTGTGGGATCCAGTTATACTATTACATATATAGGTACTACTAACTTTGTAGCTATTGGTGCATCTAGTAATACAGTGGGAGTGACATTTACTGCATCCGGTATAGGATCTGGTACAGGCACAGCAACTACCACTACGTCATATACAGTTGATAGCACAACATACAATAATTTAATATCTATCGGATCTAATAGTATTCCTGCATTAGGTAATAGTCCTCCGTCAACGTTTAATTGGACTGGTTATCCTAATTGGGCAAGTAACTACAATTACACTAATGAAGTAACACGATGGGGTTATACTAGATTATTTGCATTGCAAGGTTATAACGAGTTTAATTACAACAGCGGAATATCAGCCGATAGTGGAGCCTATAAAGATTTTCTATCTGGGTTTATGACAGCATATAGTTTTATTGAATACAGTAATAGTACTATACTAGCAGTAAATAATTCACAAGAATTTTTAGATGGTACTTATAGTAATATGGATGACTTAATTACCGGTGATATTGCCGGTGTAAGTATAGCAACAACTGTATTTGGTCAAGATTTAATTGCTAGTGGCAAAGCTATAAATTTACAATCTATATCAACATTTGGTTTACCTAGTAATTTATTATCAACGTTACAACAAAATAATGCAGTCACTAAATCAGTAAGTCTTGCATTAATTGCAAGTGGCATAACAGTAGCTGAATTGGGAGAAATATTAGGTAACATACAACCAGTTACCAAAGAACAAGAACGTAAAATATACGGAGCATTTGGTATTATTTTGGGACAAGATTTAAAAGATATATTAGTATCATTAAATTGTAAGACTATAGGGTTAGAATCATTGTGTGATTTACTCAATCCCATAAAATTATTCCCAAATAGCTATGCAACATTAACAGTTCCAGTGTATAATACAGTAGGTGGACCTGCTAATAGTAAGATATATTATCCTATATATAGTAATGGTGGCCTGAATAGTAATTTAACTTCTCCTACAGCGCAAGGAATAGTGTAATGGCAGGCATTTTTAATCAAAATTTAAGAGATGATATAAGTGCACCTAGTAGTAGCGCATATGCAACTACCGGCACATCCACTACCAACGTATTACCTGATTCAGGAACAACACAATCAAACATAACAAACATTCAAGTTATCCCACAAGGATTTGGTGCATATTTAGATGGCATATTACCTCCTGATATTGCTACAGCTGCCGGTTCGTTTAGTGTATCAATGCAACAGATTAAAAACATATCAAGTATACCAATTGAAAAGTTTGCACAAGTAGTTAATAGTTTAGAAACAACTAAGGGATTAAATGTCAATGGCTCTAGTGTTCCTACTGATACAACGTTAGCAAGTCAGGGATTAGCGTTAATTGCGTTAGGCAATGGACCGTATAATACATATACGATGAGTAACTTCTTAGGATGTATGAGTGGATTACCCTATCTTGGTATAAACATTACACCTCTCATTCAGCAATTAGAAACAACTAATCTATATACGATTTATAAAAATTTATATCTAGCAGTAACTTGGGAACAAGCAACTGCTACTTGGAATGGTACAACATTTACTTATACAAACAAAGGTGGTGGATATGCATCTGCACCAACAGTTACAGTAGGTGGCAATCCAGCAACAGCAACAATAGGTACAGATCCTAATAATATAACTACTTTTGGAAGAATTATATCTATAAGTTATTCAGGCGTAGCCGGCACTGTGGTGATTAATGCACCTCCCGGTGGTGGTTGGCCTACTATGAATACTACGGTACAGACTTATATTGATGCCGCTAATGCAGAGATAGCAAGTATCAGAAATGCACAACCTGCACTTGCGCAACAATTAATAACTAATTGGAATACCACTGGAACATTATTATCAATAGAACAACGTGCAATTGCAACAGGATTAGCAATTGGTGTACCTAATAGTTCTCCTGATTATGAGAGAGAACCTACGATAGCTAGCTATCCTGGCACTCAATATGCATTTGTTGATACTATACCTAATTATGCAATGTTTACTCAACCTAATATGTATTCACAAACATTAGAAGCTATTGCAAATTATAATACGGTCGGCGGAAGAAGTATAGTAGCAATGTTACGTCAAGCACGTAATCAAGCTAGATTACAAGAAGCTGGTATTCCATTAGATAACAACATAGATAATACATTAACTAAAAATCAACAATCAGAGTTAATTGCAAACGGTACATTGGCAGGTAGTGCACCGGCAACATTAATAACTGACATTGGATCTCCTGATCCATATGGTTATTATGACCCAACTACTGAACTTTATTATAGTGACGGTGTTGCAATAGATACCGGTCAAGCAAATGAACCAGGCAGCTTTGCTGGTTCACGTTATCAGAACTTAATAAGTCCTGAACTTTCAGTAATATATACTTCTGATATATTATTACCCGCAACTTATCCTGTACAAGAAGCAATTGATGAAGTAATTCGTTGTAATTGCGATTGTTGGGATAACATTTAATACCATATTGCTTAGTAATAAGCAGAAAGGAAACATTATGTTTTTATGGAAATTCAACCTCCCTCAAAAAATACTAACTATAATAGTATTGTGTATGGGTCTATTAACTGCAGGATCAACTAATATAAATTTGGCTAAGGAAAAACAAGAAGAAAAAGTTGTTGAAGTTGTTGCTAAATTAGTAGATCCAAAACAATTAAAATGTTTAGCTAAAAATATATTCTATGAAGCAGGTGGTGAACCGTTGATTGGGCAAGCGGCAGTAGCACGGGTAGTGATGAATAGAATAGCATACGGTTTTGAAAAGAACCCTTGTGCAGTTATATATCAATCAAATATGATAGATAGGTTAGTTGACGATGAAATACAAAAAGTAAAACTATGTCAGTTTAGTTGGGTTTGTGAAGGTAAAGGGGAACCTAATCAAAACAACCCAACATATAAACAAGCTGAACGTGTTGCATATGAAGTATTAGCATATGATGCTTATATAGATGTACTGCCAAAAACAGCATTGTTTTTTCATAACTTGCAAGTGGATCCATTATGGCCATATAAGCAAGTAGCTAAGATCGGTAATCATATCTTTTACAGTAAAAATAAGAAGACAAAAAATTCCCAAAAGACTGTAGCTTCTAATGAAAATAAGATATAATATACAATGATTGAAAAACCAAATTCAGCTAACGGTGTCAGTAGTTATGATTCTACTAGTTCCGGATCGTTGATACATTTCTTTAATCGCAACGTAACACCATATGCTACTGAAAGTTCAGGACCTAAATTTGATTTAGTACCAGTAGAAAAACATAAAGACATTATGCTTAATGTAGCACGTTTACATGCCAAACAAGAGTATGATAGAATCATGGAACTGGTTGAAGTATTACAAAAGCAAGCTGAACAGATTAAACATAGACTTGATTTGACTGATATGGTTCACGCCGCTAAATATGATTTTCAATTATCAAATGGTAACATATATTGGTTACTCTTTGATATACGTAAACAGTTTACAAGATTAAGTATTCATGGACCTAATGATTGGTCTGCTGGTAAGCCGATTGACTATGAATATATTTGCAAAGTTAAATGGTTAGGTGACCACACTTGGATAGAGGTAGAAGATGATAAGTAGTAGTCCAGATAGAAATACTTTTCAAAAAGAAGGTTATATTAAACGTTGTGAAGAAAAAGGTGAAGAGCCTAATCCCGACTATATTCAAATGTATAAAACTTGGCAAGAACAAGATGAAGCTAATATCGTAGATCCCGACTGGCAAAAAGACAACATGGAGTATGACCTTCGTAGTACTCAATGGATCGTAGACAAAGCTAAATTAGACGATGTTTATGCACAACATTTGTATGCCTCAATGTGTAACAATGATTTTATTAAAAATGATGTGTGGCCCATACTAACTGAGAAACGTTGGAGTTGTAGTTGGAGACACGCCGGCGGTATTATTGCTGATATGCAAGGCAAGGGTGATTACATTGACTGGTACTGCAGTGGTATCAGGGATGCCAAGATACTAGATGATGATGAATTTCGTGCCCTTACTAAGGAACTGCAAGAAGCATATATACAAAGTAAAAAGTTTGTACCAGAAAGTTGTGTAACTGATGAAATACGAGAAGATTTGTTAAAGTTAGGTTGGATAGTAGTAGACGAAGAAGCTGAAGCATACTAAATACAATACATACAAGGAGTATATATCATGTTAGAAACATTATTTTGGTTAGCACTAGGTGCTTTTATTGGTTGGAATTTCCCTCAACCTCAGTTTGCAAAGAACATTCAAACAAAGATTTTGACTATGTTCAAAAAGGATTGATAATCCTCACAAACGGGCGCACCTAGATAAATAGTTATATGAAAAATAAATATGGCTTATTAATATGTTGCTCGCATTGTGGAATTGAGTTTGTAA